TTTACTGGTGGAGTTGAAGATCCTCGGATTTTGTATGTCATTTCTACATCAAACCCATTATCGTCTTCGTTAGGAGTACATTCCATACTTCTAATTACAATTCTCGGTTCAAATGTCCCGACAGCATACTTTATATTTTGTTTAATCATACCCGCAGTTGCATATGACATGGGCTCAAACAAAAGAGAACGAAGATCCGCCCCATAGCTTGGGTTGAATAATCGTTCTCCTTTATTTGTTAATAATAAATTTGCAATTGCTTGTTTGACAGCAGCACCATCCTTACTAACAACTAGGTCGTCAGTGACAGGATGTTTCTTAAACGTTATATTAATATCTCTAAACGAGAGATTAGACGTTGCCATCTAGAGTATACGAAGACACTAGTTATTTAGTACCTTCAGACCAACGTTCTACAAATTCACCAATCACACTAGTTGGATTAGGATATAACTCTTCTTTACGCTTATTCCTATTTCGTTTTGATACCATGTTAAGATACTTATCACTATCAGTTTCAGTGATGAGAGTCATTCCTTCATCAATAAAACTTTGACCTTTATCAACTTTATGATGATTGCCCATTGTAGCTCCAGTGATTGTTTGGTTGTTCCCACCAGAAGTGTAAGTCTTCTGTGTTGTCGTCATAATATTCAGATACTAATTCGCTTTTAAATTTACTATGAATGTTTTCACACAATGAAAGGGTGTGGTAGTTCTTGTCTGAAAACTTTTTCATCGCTTCGGTGATCCAAGTGTAATTACTACCTCGGATGACTCCTGCTTCACATAGAATAAAGTTATCCCAGTCTAATACCCAATCCGCATAATTCAACATAAAGATGTCTTTATATGGATCTACACCTTCATCAGGAAACGGAACGTTCACTGATTCAACATGAAAGCACTCTCTGTCCATGGATAATCCATGACAAAGGTGCTGGGTTGCAATACTAGAGTAATCAGGAGAAACACAAAGCAAACATGTCTTACTAGGATGAATATCCCAATCGGACATCTTCACTTTATATATCATTTCCTGAATTAATGCCATCTCATGATCTTGTGAGATAAACAATAAATCTCGGCGCTTCGGCGTTTCGGTCCTCAGTTTCATTTACCCTGACCACGGTAACGCTTCTTAGCAACGTTACGTGATGTCGCAGAAAGCTTTGTATGCTTACCTTTTCCTTGACGTGTTCTTTTCGGTTTAGACTCAATTGTCTCGGCACCTGATAGTCCGACTCTGCTCTTTGCCATAATCTTAATTGAATTACTTAGTTACTATAACACAGGATTTGTCATCCTGCAATGATTACCCCTGATCAGCAATAACTGTGCGTGATCCTGACGTGACTGTGCCAAGATCTGCACTATCGCCAAACCTGGCAATACCCAGTGCTCCCACAAATACTGTCTCCGATCCCACATTCACAACCTGCTCGGGATGAGGGATGCATGGTGGTATAAGTGCAGGATTCGTGATCGTGTGGGGCGCTAAGGGACTGGAACGATGCGCTACAGGTTGACCCTCTACAATTACTGTAAGATCGCCTTCCAGGATCGTAGTGACGGTATCACAACCATGTCCAGTTGCAACACTGTCCCCCTGCCTTGCAATCATTCCATCACTAAACGGTACTTCCGCCATCTCCTAGTCCCTTGAGAAGATTTACCTCTGTATATAGATCGTCAAGCGTCTCCGCTATAGTCTGATAGTTTTGGCATTGGGGTGGCTTGTACATCAATTGGGGGCGTTCTAATTGTAATACCTTCTTCTCCACCGTCGTCAACCTCTTTAGCAGCTCTTGGAGTTTCTCGTTTAACTGTTGTGTTATCAATTGGTTGTCTTGAGTCATTATCTAATCCTGCAAATCTTTTTGCTGCTGCTCCTTCAAACTGATCACAGAATGTGTCAAAGTTTGTAAGGATCTGCTCATACATGTTGGGGTCATATTCAGGTTGGTTCATTTTAATCCAAGCTTAGTGGATACTCCAGGTTCATTTAATATAGGTGAATCACTTCCAGGGAACCTCGCAAGTTCATCTACTGAATTGATTCGTTCTTCAAGTTCTAGAAGTCTTTGCGCCATCTCTTCTACAACCAGCACAAGCCTCTCAATCTGTCTCGTGTGCAGTGCAATCATATAGTTTGGATCACTCGCAAGACTATCTAATGCTTTCGCAGATTCCTCGTACTCGGGCGTTCCAGGCATGATTGTGGTATCAGTAATCTCAAAAGTTTCAAAAGGGGTTTCAGTCATAATTTTTGCTGGGAAATTTTTTTGGAATTAATGGTTTTGAAAAGTCATTTTTCAAATATATTTATCGGTCGTCTGGATACTTTTGTAGGTTAGGGAAGTACGGGTTTTTGGAAACCGCTTGGCGACCCGAAGGGGGCGGGGGCAAACCCGAACCACTGTCCAAACTGTGATATACTGGGCAACTGCCTCAGTCCTGGCAGAGGCAGCAGTTGTCGGGTGCGTTGCCTGTCATCTGGCGAAACTCCCAAGCGAAGCGCAACGCCTTCTCTTGCAGCGGACGACCTAGGCGACCTTTCATCACTGCCTGACCTTCGCCGTTCTTGTCGTATGCAAATTTGATGGCAGCGTTGCAGTCAGTCTCACCGATGAACCCATCAGTGGGGCAGTCGCCTTCATGCTTAAGGCGCAGCATCTCAACCATCTTGGCAACCTTGGCAACGGGGCAGACAAACCACTCGGTGCCACCCTCGTGACGCTCATAGAGATGACGGTATTCAGCGGGCACATTGGCGTCATGATCCTGCAGGGTAGAGAATCCTGCTTTACGCATTGCCTGATGACAGAACGCCTCGGCATCCTTGCAACGGTCAACCCGCACTGCATTGTGAAAGAACAGGTCGCCATCGTTGCTGGTGGCATGACCGTTGAGCATCTTGAAGGCGCTACGCTCACCACCTGCAGACAGACCCATTTTGACCGCGACATATTCGGTGTCGTCGCTGGTGATGACGTTGCTGCTGGACATCATGAAATAGATGTATCCAGGAACGTTCTTGCCACTGCCAGGTTGACGCTCAGGAACGGTGCCACCGAAGTCGTGACCAATAGGAGCAGCGTAGGGGCGAAGGTTGAGCATCTGTCTGTCTTTGTTGTGTGTATCCTACATGGTCAGCGCCTAGTGGCGGTCGCTGATGTTCCAGTTGGTGAATTGGTCAGGTTGGATGCGTCCTGCTCTCACTGCCTGCCTGTACTCCATCTCTGCCATGTGCTGGCGTTGGATGTTCTCCATGACCTTCTGCATCAGAGGAGATGGGTTCTCGCTGTGCATGAAGAAACCTGTTCGTTGCATTGATTTGTTTTCCATGTCCCTAGTATAGGGGATTAGTTCCACCCCGTTGCCTCTGATGGGACGGTTTCAGAATCGGTTGCTAGAGGTGAGTCAAGCACGTAGCGATTAACCCACTCGCCTGCTGACTGCTTGAGATCAACCAGGAAGCGCAGCATATCGCGGCGTCTCACTTTGTGGTTGCTGTAGTGACCCGAGTTCCAAAAAACCATGCACTGACGGGTGACAGGGTAGAGGTTGATCTGCTGGGTTGCTGTGCTGTCAGTGTGGAGAATGATGACGGGGTTGATCATTGCCATGATGGTTGTGTTGTTCTTGTATATTGTACCATGGAGAGGGGCGACCCCTCAATCTTCAACGAGTTCCAGCATCATCTCAACCATCTCATCCTCATCAATGGCGGGGTCGTTCCACTTAACGCCGTCTGCTGTCTCACCGAGCATCCGACCGATCTGCCCATCTGTCATGCAGCGGACGAACTTGGTCCATGGGTTCTCGCTTCCTGCGAATCTGACACATGCCCTAGCGGTGTTGTACAGGAACTCATCGTTCTGCATCCAGAGGGATGCATTCCAGGTCTCGTAGTTTGCCCAACCGTTGTAGGTGGTGTCGGTCATGTGGTTCGTTTGCTTTGTTGTTTTAATTATACAGCCCAGGGCGTCCCTGACTACCCTGCTGATGACACTTGTTCATCTGTCACATACATCCATTTCATCCACGCCTTGGTGCCTTCCTTCCATATGGTACAATCTTCTTTCCACTCCCTCGCGTATGCATAGGCGTCAGTCATGTTGGTTGCATAGTCACACCCGTGAGGATCAAGGCGATCCCACGTCTTCGGTTGAATTGCGTACATGTTCACAGTCCGTTCAGGTAGTCAGCGAGTGCCTCATCGTACTCTGCCTTTGTGTCAAAGGTCCGACCGTAGATGGTGCGAGGATAGGTGACATCACGACCAGCAGCAGCGACCATTTCACAGTCAGCGCGATCGTATCCCAT